TCAACGATGAATGCCCGGCCGCAGAAGCCACTCCCTCCCCGAACCGCAAAGAAGGCGCCGCAGGGCGTCGAATGATCGCGTATCGCCCGATTCAAGGGCGCCCTTGAGTGCCTGCACGGTCGCGTGCGTGTTCACCGGGCGCGTCATCCAGTTGGGAACCTTCGCAAACTTGTCAGCAATATCGAGGCCAACCGGGAATGCGTAGCGGGGGAGAAGCAACGAGCAATGGCTGACCAATGCCGCCGTCCGTTCGAATGCCGGCAGCTTGTTCTCAAACATTTCGAGGCGGAAAGGGGCGCTCCATTCCGATACCTGGACGTAGGAAACGTGCGGCTTCGGGTACTGCACGATCAGATCGGCCCACGCCTTCGGCGCGCGCCGCATTTCATTGCGCTCGATCACAACCGGGGACAACGCTTCTCCCGGCTGAAGGACGCAGCGAAAGAGTAGGGAGTCGGTAATGCGCTGACCCTCGCCTTCAGGGTCGTCGGTCGGGTCCAGCGCTTTCAGGAACCACTTTTTCCATTGTGCGGGAGGATCAGGAAGCAGCGGAGCAATAAGCTGATCGTCCAGTCCGTTGACAAGCGCCCGGCAAACAGTCGAGGTAGTGCCTTCGCGCTCCACGACGCCGCAGACAATGGCATCAGCGTCTCGCATGATCTCAAGCTGGCGCAAGTGAACACTGATGAAATTGGCCTCCCGGCCATTGCGCGGCAGGTCTTCCGGACGCAACAGCTCGCGCAGCGCCGTATCCGAGAAATGGGGAAAACGGTGCCGCACCTGGCCGCCTTCCATAACGTCGGTGTAACGGGATACGGGATTGACGAGTGAGCCGTGTAGCAGCGCCCATTTCACACCAGGGGCCTGTTGTAGCATCTGGACTACGCCGGCTGCCTCGATGCTGATGCGCGCAGCATCGCGCAGAGCGCCGATATCAGGAAACACGTCATCGTACACCCCACCCTCAGCGTGGGCGTAGAGATCGTCAATCAGATGCTTGAGCATCGTGAACTGCTCGCGCCCCGGCGTTCTATCGCCAGGCGTCACGAGGTAGCCGCCGACGCGCGCCGCAATTGGTGCGGAGCCGAGCATGGACAGATTGGCAAGTCCCCCATCAACAAATCCAACGGTTTGGCCGGAGACTGACTTCCAGAAATCTTGATGGTCGTGCCGGATCGTAACGATGCTGCCCGTTGCCAGAAGAATTTCCCGCAGTTGCGAAGCCAGCCGCTCCACTGTTTCGATAAATCGGAGCTGTGCCGGGGCGGACAAATCGGCCGCCGCCTTCAGCATCCGTTCCATCATGTAAGAACTGCGAATCTTTTCGTGGATAGTTCGCGGTCGTTCTGGCGCGCCCGTCGGATTGTCCCGCGGGATCGGCGGGACGAGCGCTGAAAGAACAGACCGACGCCCAAGTGAGGACAGGGCCGGCTGCGCAGTGTCGGCGGAGGTGCAGTAGGGAATGAGATCTGAAAAGCCGTCTGTCTCTGAATCGTACAGCGCCATGCTATCTTTCATGACGCGACCAACGATGGCCGCCAAGCCTGCATGGGTGATGCGATCCTTCTTGCGGCTGATAAAGGTGATCGTAATCGGGGCCGAACCGTCATTGTGCTCCGGCGAGCGGATCAGTGCGAAGTCTGCGCTATCTAGGCTGGCGAAGGTGTCCCCCTCGATCTTCTTGCCGCCGATCCGCCAGTTCTTCCCAGCTTTCCCAAAGTGCCGCTTGCCCAAGACGACCGTCTCGCCGAAGACGCAGACGCAGTCAAAGTCAGCTCCCTCAGCTGCGAATATCGAAGGAGCTACAAGTTTGGCCGCGATCTGTGCATTGATGTTAATAGCGCGCTGCTTGCTGCGTATGGCCGCTCGGTGAACGGCAAAAAGGCCGAGATCTGAATCTTTCAACGAACGGACGACGATAACTTCGCTTCCGGCTGCCATCGATTCAGAGCCCTCCGGTCGCCGCCAGGGCTGACTGCCGGCCGGCCGAAATGGACTGAAGAATGCTCTCTGCCAGCCGCCGGGCCATGAGCGGAGGGACAGCGTTTCCGATCTGGCGGAAAGCCGAATTCATCGTCCCCGCGAACCTGAACCCGTCTGGAAACGACTGAAGCCGGGCTGCCTCGCGCACGGAGATCGTACGGGCCTGTTCGCTGTCATAGTGGATATGGCTGTAGCTATCCTTGCCAAGATGAGCCAGGAGCGTGCGTGCTGGTCTGTTGGCCTCCATCTTTCGCCACTTGTTTGGGAACTTTGTCGGATCGTACGGCGGGACAATACTGTCGCGCAGGCCCTTCCATGCTGCGGAATTCTGGCGAGGACGTTCGGCAGAACGCTCGAGGGCCTCGGCGAACATAACCTGCGCAAGCTTGTGCGCCTCGGGGTACTGGTCGCCAGGCTGAAGACGGGCAAAGAGATTATAGTCGCGGGGAAGAAACCGGATGACATGATCGGCAAGCGCTCCCGGCGCTTCTAAACCAGGCCAGCGGCGCATGAGCCCGACGTAGTCGTTGAGCGTCGCTGGTTCGCTATAGGGGATAACGTCCTTGAACCGGTGAATGCCGCGCCGGAGTTTTCCCTCCGCAAGCAGATTACGTGCGTGAAGCTTCGGCAAGTCACCTATGGCATCGGCAGCCGTGACAGCGAGTGGTTGGTCGGCGGAAGGAACTGGCGGTTCGCAGTAGTGTGTGCCTTTTCCGTCTCTCACATTGGAGCCGAGCAGCTTGAGCGCAACAGCGCGGGAGCCATCATACCCGGGCGGCAAATCGATCCAGTGTGTCGGAACCGGAAAAACGGGGTCAGCAGCGAACTCCCGCCGCAGGGCAATCAGGAACATGCGTTCACGCATCTGGGGAACGCCATAGTACGCTGCATTGAGCAGTGTATAGCGACAGACGTATCCCCGTGCGGACAAGACTTCCGATATCTCTTCAGCTAGATTGTGCCCGCCATGATTGAGCATATCCGGAACATTTTCTATTAAGACCGCGAGCGGAGCGCAGGCAGCCACAAAGTCTAGATAGTGGATATATAGGCGGGCACGCGGATCGTGCCGGAATGCCTCAGGATGATCGGCGACCTCACGCAATTTAGACCGACCCACTCGCGCGAAAGCTTGACAGGGCGGTCCTCCTACGACGATATCAAATGCTGTGGAAACCGGACCCAGTCCGAGATCAGAAGTCAGCGACTGCGGCGTCTCAATCTCAATGTCCCGAGGACGAGAGTGCTTGTCGTCCGCGCCGTGGAAATTCAACCCGTGTGTTCGCGCGGCAGCGGCATCATTCTCGACTGCGGCGGCGATGCTGCATCCGACGGACTGAAAGCCAAGCGATAGTCCTCCGCAACCGGAAAAAAGGTCGAGAACTCGCGGCTGTCCGCCAGCGGCAAGCCGCGCCATCTTCCCGGCAACAGCTTTGCTAGCCTGTCGGTCAGGTGCGTCCGCAATCCGAGATACTGCACGGCTCATCCGATAATCTCTGTCGGCAGTCAATGATTCGCCATCGTATGCGCCAAGCTTACCCCCAGACTACAGTTTATCTCATGGAGATCAACTCCTCCTTGCGGCGAGTCGACCTTCGCGCGAGGCCACATCCGCCGGATCGATGGGACGCTCACCCTCTTCGCGCGGTGCCTATACCTCACTCCGGCGTCCGCCTCTGCGGCTTGTGGCTCGCCTCGATCACCCGGTCCATGCGCTCGTTCATGGCTCCGATGCTGGTCTTGATGTCCTTGAAGCCGGCCGACATCTCGTCGCGGAACTCGCGCAGGCCGGCCTTCGAAACATAGCTTTCGGCCACATGCGTCTTGTACTCGGCGAGTTGCGCGCTCACCAGGTCGGCCTTGGCACCGGCCGCGTCGGCCTTCAGCGTCGCTTCACGCTTGGCCTCCTTCACCAGCCCCTCGATCCGCCACCAGATGCCGGAGAGGAAGCCGATGATGGTGAGGAAGAACACGACGCTCTCTGCGGTGATGGTCATTTGCCCGGCCCCCTTCCCTTCCGCACGTCGTCGTAGAAGCCGGCGCACCTGTCGACGCGGGCGTTTGCCCGGCCCAGCGCCCGCTCGCTCTTCAGGAGGGCGACATCGAGGCGGTCGCCTTTCGCCACGCCGGAGGCCTCCCGCTTGCGGCAGTCGGCCGGCCATTCCGGAAGAGGCGCCTGCTGCAGCGCCTCGTCCACCAGGTCCGCCATCGCCTGCTCGCGCTCGGCCCGCTCGAGGCGGCCTTGCCAGTCAGTTGCGCAGCCGGTCGAGAAGAGCGTCATCGACAGTGCAGCCGTCAGGTGGAGGCATCGCTTCCAGCTCAGCGAGTTCATCGATGAGGTCTCCCTTCTCGTTTTCAGATGCAGCGAGGAGATCCGCATAGCGGGCCAGCGCCTCGCGATCGCGCTCGGCGACCCGGTTTCGTTCGGCGAGGATCTTGCGCAGCGCCTCGTTGCTCGCCCGCTCGGCCTCCAGCTCGGCGCCGTCGACCAGTTCCTCGATCGCGCTCTCGACTGCAGCCTTGACCGCCGACCCCTTGTCGACCTGCCACCAGACGATGGCGGCCAGGATCACCCAGAGCGGCAGCGTGATCCCCAGAACGAGGACGGGGCGAATCCATGTCCGCCAGAATGCGAGCAACAAGGGTATCGTCATGGAGCGTTCCGGTACTCGTAGGGGGGTGGAGGGTTTGGCGCGTCGTAGGCGGCATTGTCTTGCCCATGCGCCGGTTCGGGCATCACGATGTCCTTCGGCCAGGCGGGCGGCTCCAGCGCGTAGGCATCCTTGCCGATCAGCTTCATGACGTTCCGGTCATCCCAGGCCGCCCCGAACACGTAAGCCCCGGTGGTCGTGCCGGCGAGGCCGTAGGCGCCGAGCACGATCATCTTCGCCAGTTCGGGGTCGACGCCTGCCGTCGGCAGGAACGTGAAGCGCAGCACCGCGACCGCGCACACCGCGAGGACGGCGAGCACGACCCGGCGCCGGATCTTCCAGGGCGGGCGCATCACCGCGTCCCCGCCATGTCTCCGGCCTTCCCGCCTTTCAGCGGCGGATATGGCTTCAGCGGGAAGGTCGTCGCCCAGCGGAAGGCGATGAACTTGCTGCGGGGAAACCAGGCCAGGGTCACCGCATTCGACTGGTTCGCGCCGAGGAGGCACACGTGGGTGCGGGTCGCATCCGCGACGATGCCCACATGCCCGGCCGTAGGCGACCACCTGATCACGCCCACCGCACCGACATGGGCGTCCGCCATGCCCCAGCCGAACTTGCTCCAGTTCTGCGCGAAGAACGGATTCGTCGGCAGCGGCTCGAGCGGCAGCCCCTTGACGAAGGCGCTCTCGAGGCCGTCGCCGCACCACGGCAGCTCGGCCGGGTTGCCCAGGAACCTGCCGATCTTCAGCCAGGCGATGAGCGCGGCATTGTCGCGGACCTCATGCAGGCCCATCCGGCGGTGCATCTCCGCCATCCACGGCGGCATGGTCTGCTCCGGCGCGGGCGCTGCCGATCCCTGCCGCGGGTTCATGCGCAGGGCCGCGACGGTCTTCTCGTCCGCAACGGCCGTGACCCTCAGGCCGGCCGTCTGCTGGAAGGCGATCAGCGCCGCCTTGGTCTCGCCGCCGTTCTGCCCGTCGACACGGATTCGATAGCCGTGCGCGACCAGGCGGCCCTGCAGCCACTCGGTGAAAGTCATCGGATTGTCCTCGGAAATGAAAAGGCCCGCTGGTCAGGCGGGCCGCTCGGTCAGTCGTAGCGCCACAGCGCGACTGCCAGAAACATGACCAGGCGCCGCCATCGGGCGACACCGTCGGCCCTCAGCGCGGAATGGAACTCCGCCGCCGCGGTTAGCCGGTCGAAGCCGGACTCGAGCATGTGGTCGTGAAGCACGGCCGCCTTCGCGAAGCGGCCGTCGCTCGGATCGAAGATGGCGCGAGCCAGCGCCGGGATGGTGGCCATATCGCAGGAGTAGCCGGCGGGGACCACCCACATCATGCCCGACCCCTTTGCGCCGATCTCCCACCTGAGAGGCGAGAGCAGCACCCACGGGCCATCCGCCCGCGGCGTCACCGCCAGGCTGTCGGTGAAGGCGCTCACGGCCAGTAGCCCTCGTTGGTGGCGTAGTCGGACGGGATCGGGTCCATGTCCTTCAGCGCGCGGGCCGCGAAGATGTGCGCCTGCTTGTGAGCCATGGCCGCCTGCCCAAAGGCGAACAGCGTCTGCGCGTCCATCGGCGTCGTGCTGTTGTCGGCGGCGATCCAGGTGAACTCCGACGCGCCGCCGTGCCAGAAGAGATCGCCCGGCTGCGCGCCGGCCATCATGGCGCCGAGCGCCGCCGTCGAGGCGCCCGCGATGTTCTCGAGGTCGCTCGGTCGCGACTGATAGACCACGCCGCCGAACGTGAAGTCGCTGGCGATGCGACGATCTCGCTCGGCGTCGACGTCGTCGGCCGTCGGAACGATCGGGGCCAGCTCGTGGACGAACTTGACCACGCCCTCAACCCGTTCGACGGAAGTGCTCACGATCCGCTGGCCTTCCGGTACGGGGTCGGCTTCGGCCGGGCGATAGAGCCCGACCTCTGCGAGTTCCGCTTCGGACCACAGGTCTGCGATCTGAAGCGAATGCAGGATTCCGTCGATGGCCTCGCCGCGCCACAGGGCAAAGGTGCCTGCATTCTCGATGTAAGCGGGCATTCGTCTCAACCTCTCTCTAGGATGCGGGGGCCGGCTTGATGGCCAGCGTCCGCGCGTACCAGTTGTTTGTTCCAGCAAAGGGACCAGGATCTTCTGAAGCGGCTTCGAGGAACCGCGCCGCGACCGCCATGCGACCGTTGTCGTCGCCGATCTGCTGGATCATGGTGTAGTCGACAGGCGCATCACCGGCGGCATTGTAGCCGTGGACGAAGGCCAGCCAGAGCGTCTGCATTTCCTCCCATGGGGGCGTCAGAGCCGGCGGGTTCGGGTTGCTGGTAGTCGTCGAGTTGGCAGCTGCCGAGATCGCGAGATCACCCCATCCGCGGATCCGGAGCGCGACGGCGCCCCATTCCGAAGTTCCCGACAGAGCCGCGGAAATCGTCGCACCTTCGGAACCGTTTGCCACCCTTGTGTACAGCGCGGCCCGGCGATGCTGGCTCACGTTTGTGGGGATGTCGTTGTACTGCTGCGTGAAGCCGCTCGGCGTCGATATCGTGCGGGTGCTGCCCGAGACGACCGAGAACGCGGCGATGATGAGATCGCCGACATTTCCTGCGGGCATTGATACGCTCGCTGTCGTGGCTGTGCTCGCGTTGGCCGCGCTGCTAACAATTGTCGGAAAAGGCAGCTTTTCCACAGACGCCATGTTGGGCGCGCCGGAAACTCCAGGGACCATCAGGCGATTCCTTTCCCGGATACGACGACCATCGCCTTTCCGTCCGACAGCCCGTAGAGGACGAGGACGTTTCTGGCGTTCGCGGTCGTCGCGATGCTGATCGAGCCGGCGGTCAGGAACACCGACGAGTTGAGCGAGATCGTCCGGCCGCCGGTGCCGTCCTGGAAGAACTCGATCACGGCGGTCTGCCCGGGTTTCAGACCCGAGACCGCGTTGAGCGTGACGTTGCCGGTCTGCGTTGCCCTCGCATTCAGGAAGTTGCCGAAGTTGAGGGTGATGCTGCCGGTCACGCTTCCGAGGTTGACCGGGCTTGCCGCGGACCAGATCTTATCCGTCACGAGCGCCCGGTTGGCCACGGCGTTGCTGCGGATCTCCGCGTCCGTCGCCACCTCGAGCATCCCCGGGGCGGTGTCGGTGCCTTCGGCGTGCGTGTGGCTCTCCTTCGCCAGCGGGGTTCCCCCGGGAGTAACGCCGTTGTGGACGACCACGGTCTGCTTGGTTGTGTCGATGGTCAGCTCGCCAGCCGCGCCGGTGAAGGACTCGTGCTGGACGGTCGTGCCGCGACGCCTCTGTACCTGCGTGCTCATGCAATGCTCCCGTAGTCGCGAAACGAGGTGGCTTCGGCGGCGATGGACCCGTAGTCGACCGGCGACGCCGGCACGGCCTGCACCTCCACGATGGCGTCGGTGCCGTCGTTCACCTTGAAGAACAGCTTGCCGTCGTGCGTGTTGACGACCACCTCGCCCATGGCGAGATCCGGGGTGTCGGGCTTGTGGCCCGGCACCGACGACCGACGGAGCTGGACCACGCTTGCCATCAGAAGGTGCCTCCATCGATCGTGACGCCGTCAATCGAGCCGCCGGTGATGGCGACGGCGTTGGCCGCCTGCGTCGCCATGGAGCCGAGGCCCAGGTTCCCGCGCGCCGCCGCCGCATCGGTCAGGTCGGACAGGTTCGCCGACTTGACGAGCTTGGTGGCGAGCGAGGTGGTGATGGTGCTCGCGAAGTTCGGGTCGTCGCCGAGGGCGGCCGCGAGTTCGTTGAGCGTGTCGAGCGTGCCGGGCGCGCTGTCGATCAGCGCCGACAGCGCGGCCTGCACGAAGGCGGTGGTCGCGATCTGCGTGGTGTTCACGCCCGCCGCCGCCGTCGGCGCCGTCGGCGTTCCCGTGAGGGCCGGCGACGCGAGGTTCGCCTTGGCATTCAGCGCCGTCTGCGTCGCCGTCGAGATCGGCTTGCTGGCGTCGCTGGTGTTGTCGACATTGTTCAGCCCCACGTCGCTCTTGGTCAGCGCCAGAAGCGCCTTCGCCTCGGCGGCGGTGAGGTCTTCGGGGTCTCCGGTCCCCGCCGTAGCGCGGCCCTTGATCGTGCCGGTCGCCATGTCGGCGAGCTTCGCGTTCGTGACGCTGTTGTTGCCGAAGGCTGCCTGGACGAAAGCCGTCGTCGCGATCTGCGTCGTGTTGGTGCCGCCGGCAGCCGTCGGGGCCGCGGGAGTCCCGATGAACGTCGGCGATGCCAGGTTCGCCTTGGCGTTCAAGGCGGTCTGCGTCGCGGAGCTGACCGGCTTGTTCGCATCGGACGTGTTGTCGACATTGGCCAGGCCGACATCGCTCTTGGTCAGAGCCAGCAGCGTCTTCACCTGCGCCGCCGAAAGATCCTCGGGGTCGCCGGTGCCCGCGCTCGCCCGGCCCTTGATCGTGGCGTTGGCCATGTCCGCGAGCTTGGCGTTCGAGATGCTGCCGTCCGCCACCGCCGCCCCGGCGACAGTGTCGTCGACATACTTCTTCGTCGCTGCCTGCAGGTCCGTGGTCGGCGCCGGCACCACCGGCGAAGACGAGAACGTCTTCACGCCGTCGATCGTCTGGCTGGTCGCCTTGTCGACGAAGGCGCCGGTGCCCGCGAGCGGAACGACCGCCGTCGCGTTGCCGGAGCCGTCATCGCCCTTGCCGATGTAGAGCGTGTTGTCGGCCTCGTTGTGCGCGACCTCACCCGACTTCAGGGCCGCGGGCGCGCCGGCCGCGCCGCCCGCAGAGCGCCGCTTGAACTTCAGAATCGTTGCCATCAGAAAAATCCACCATCGATTACGAGGGATGAGAGGTCAGCTTCAGGCCCCGGAGGGCCCGGAGGTCCGGGCGGCCCACCCTGTCCGGGCGGCCCAGGCGGACCCGGCACGATCGCTGGTGCCGGATCGACCACGGTGGGGGGAATGCTCCCGATCGGCGAGGCGCCTGCGAAGATGGCCGTGCCCGCGCCGACCTCGAGCGTGGCCTCGACCACGGGCTCGAAGAAGATCGCGACACCATCATTCGACATTGCGCGTCACCGACATCTTGACCGGCCAGGACCACTGCCCCGGCACCACGCGGCGCCGGCCGTCGTCGCTGATCCGGACGAAGTCGAAGAACACCGTCGAGAGGCTGGCGAAGTTCGCGGTGGTCGCCCCCGGGATCGTGATGACGATCGTGTCGGCACCTTCCCGGGTGATCGAGCCGTCCTCGGTGTCGGCTTCGAACAGGATCTCGCCCACGACCGAGGGGCGGAACTGAGCGACCAGCCTGCCGGTCGCCAGCTGCTCGGCCGCATAGAACGGCGCGGAGTACCGAATGCGGATCGGCGGCCCCTCGTAGCCGGGCCGGATCGGCTCGACGTTCGGGAAACGGATTTGCAAGGTCGCCTCCGGTGATGTGGGGTTTCGTTCTTGCTGCAGAGGTGCGCCCGGCCGCCCCAGGGAGGAGAATTGGAGCGGCCGGGCTGGTCGCGCTGCAGTCGCGACGTCTCAATCCCACAGGCGACGGAACGGCTTGGCCGTGGCCGCCTTCACGGGGAGTTCGGGGAGCTTGACGACGACACCCGCGGGCAGGACAGGGCCGCGGGCCGACAGGCCCGGGTTCGCGTCGTAGACCCTTTCGGTATTGCCGAGGTGGCTGCCGTAGTAGACGTGGGCGATGAGGTCGACCATGTCGCCGTCGACGCTCACATAGGCCACCGAACCATCGGCGGCCGTCAGGTATCGTTCTCGCATGGTGGCCTCACTCGGTGGGCGTCTCGCACTCGAGCGACGTGGTGTAGGGACCGGTCGCCGAGAAATTGTGCGTCGCGGTCTTGATGCGCCAGCGGCCGTCGACACGCGGCCGGCACCCGCTGACCTCGGCATAGGCTTCCGCCTGCGCGAAGGGCGCGCCGTCGATCTCGAAGGACGCGGTCGCCTGGATCCGCTTCAGCTCCTCGGCTTTCGCCCTGGCTGCGCGCTTAGCCTCCCCCTCCTCGCTGAAGGGAGATCGCAGGAGCAGCTTCGGCCCCTCGAGTCCCGTCGACTCGGAGACCGTCTTCCGCTCGTTCTTGGCGCGGTCGTAGTAGGTGGCCTCGACCTCGCCGTGCTTCGGCTCGTCGGCCTCCGTCACGGTGTAGCTGATAAGGTTGATGCCGGGCGACACGACCAGCACGTCGAGTGCGCCGCCGCTGGCGCTCTGCCCCTTGCCCTTCACCACGACGACCAGCCGCTGGCTCTTCACCGTGACGGCCGCGTTGATCTTGGCGCCGAGCCGGGTCAGGAACTCGAGCCCGTCCTCCTCGGCCTGCGCTTCGTAGGGGTTCGGCAGGCTCTTCAGCTCGCCGGCCATCTCCAGCTGCAGGCCGACCTTGCCGGCCACCTCGCCGAAGATGTCGCCGTAGGTGGGGTACTCCTCCTTGCGGTAGGCTTTCGGCTCTCGCTGCTTGGCGAGCGACTTGGCCGCGACCGACTTGGCGTTGACCGTGATCGTCTGCGGCCACCCGGCGAAGGCCACCGAGTCGACGATGAACAGGCCGAAGTCGCGCAGATTGCCCTCGTAGCCGCCGACCGGGTTGAGGATCGCTCCGGTCTCCGGGGCGATGATGGAGCCGTCGACGTCGTCGAGCTGCAGCTGGAGCGTATCAGCCTTCAGCCCCTCGCCGTCGGTGATCGTCATCGACATGTTGATGCCCGCGAAATTGGCCGTCACGTCCTGGCCGTTCGCGCTGAGGAAGAAGACGGGGACCGGCATCAGAAACCGATCCCCACCCGAACGCCGAGGCTGAGCGGCCCGGCGGTGAGAGACGCGCCGAAGTTCGCCGCCCCCAGCACAGCCGAAAGCGCCGCGCCCCGCGCCCCGCCTCCCCCATACTGCATGAGGTTGAGCGAAGTCGTGACCGCCTGCGGCGTGCCGGCGGTATCGAGCAGGGTCTGCTCGTCCTCGATCGACGTGGCGATCCACACACCGAAGATGTTGATGCCCGCCCCGTTGATATGGGCGAGCATCATCGGCGTGAGCGCGTTCACCGCCTGGCGCACGCCCGCCAGCTGCGCCAGCCCGCGGCCGTTGAGGTGCCGCGGGTGGAAGGTCGACTCGAGCACGATGGCTTCGTTGCCGGGTCCCAGCCGGTGCACCGGCGGCGTGGCGCGGATGACCGGCTGAGCCTCGACACGCGGCTGGATGGTCCGCCGGATCGTCTCGACCGAATAGTTCGGGACGGTGAACCGGAACGGTCCCCAGGCCATGAGCATCATGCTTCTCCGTAGGCGTTGCCGCTGCCGAAGATGATCTGAGCCGAGCGGTTGAGCTGACGCTCCAGCTGGCGGAAGATCTCCGCCGCCTGCTGCTCGGCCTGGCCACCCTGGACAACGAAGCGGTTGTTGATGACGACCGACGGCGCGCCGCCGCCCAGCTTGTGGTTGGGCGTGATCGAGCCGTTGACGGCCGGCGTGAACAGCTCGATGCCGTTCTCGCCGACCTTGTAGGTGAGGCCCGCTTTCACCGGGCCGCCGCTGGCGCGCGCGCCGTCGGGCTTCGGCTTTCCCACCATCGAGCCGAGCGCAGCACCCGCCGCCGCCGCGCCGCCGGCATTGCCGGCATTGCCCGTGCCGGTGAAGCCGATCGCGGTGCTGAGGTTGAGGTTGCCGAAGGCCTCACGGATGCGGCCGGGCAACCCCCTCACCCATTCGATGAACTCGGCGAACTTCGCCGTGGCGCCGTCCCACAGGGACTGCACCATACTCACGCCGGCAGCGTAGAAGGCTGCCGCCTGCGCCTGCAGGTCGGCCGCCAGCGCGCTCACCACGCCGGGCAGGGTTTTCAGCAGGTCGATCGAGCGCTGGATATGGCCGCTCCAGTCGATCCCGGTGAGGTAGTTCACCATCCGCGCCGCGGCCGCGCCCGCCCGTGCAGCGGACTCGTCGAAGTTCACGTAGATCTTGTCGAAGACCCCTCCGACGAAGTTGTTCACCTCCGTGAAGGCGTTGAGCAGGCTGACGAGACCGTCACGCATGCCCGCGACAGAGCCGGGCGCCAGGTTCTCGGCGAACGCCGCCGCGAACTCCTTCACCCCGCTCGCCACACCCTTGATCACGCGCCAGGCGGCGCCGCCGGCCGACGCCATCGTGTTGAAGAACGAGGCCAGCAGGTCGACAGTCGCCTGAAACTCCGGGTTGGCCTGCACCGCGGCCACGATCTCCTTCAGCGAGGCGATCATTTCCCTGGTGCGCACGATCGTCGTTTCGATGCCGCGCATGAGACCCGCGCCGTGACTGGCCCCAAGGCCCGCCGCGTCGCCCTCGAAACGCTGGAAGAGCCCGCCGATCGCCGAGGATGCTCGGTCGATGAGCGCGGCAGTCTCCGGCCCCATGCCCTCGCGCACACCCGCGCCGAAGCCGCGCACGTACCCGGTGATCTGATCCCAATTGAGGTAGGCCAGATACCCGACGGCGGCCGCGGCCGCGGTGATGGGGTTGACCAGCAGAGAGGCGGCTGCGCTGACGCCCGTCATCGCGAACCCGAATGCTGCCAGGCCGGCGACGGCCGCGAGGCTGTACGTGCCCAGCTCCAGGATCAGCGGGTTCACCTCGCCAAGCCGGTTGATGGCAGCGGCGAAGTTCTCGATCGCCCGCGTTGCCGTGTCCAGGACGCCGGAGTCGGCCGCCGCCCGGAAGAGGTCGATCATGGCGGCGCTCATTCGAGCCACCGCGCCGACGACGCCTCCCATGCGCGTCTCGCGCAGGGCCTGGGCGAACCCTTGCGAGTTCGTTTCGAGCTCGCTGGTCCACTTCGAGAAGTCGTCGCCGAAGAGCGCCAGCGTGCGCGCGCCCTGGCGGACGTCGAAGATCCGGAAGAAGTCGGACATGGCGATGTTGGCCGCCTGCATGTCGGCGATCAGCCGTTCGACGTCCAGCGATTCGCCGAAGCCGAACAGGATATCGCTCACCGAGGTGGAGATCTGATCGGCGGACATCGTGCTGTTGTCGCCGACCGCCTTCATGATCTCGGCGGTGATCGTCTTGACCTTCTCGCTCGTGGCTACGGTGGAGTCGAGGATCTTCTGGACCTCCGCCTCCGCAGCCTTGGCGTCCAGGCCGTTGAATGCCAGGGCGTTGGAAATGTCGGCAGCCGAGATCTCGCGCGACTTCTCGAGGTAGTCGGCGAGGTCGATGTTGTACCGGCCCAACGCCTCCTGCGCCATGTTGGTGGGCCGGATCATCCGGGTCATCATCGCCCTGATCGACACGCCGGCCTCCGACGCCTTGATGCCGCGGCGCGCCTGAATGAGGAACATCGCCGCCAGCTCTTCGATCGAAATGCCGAGCGCCGAGGCCGACGGCGCGGCATACTTGAATGCCTCGGTCATCTGCTCCACGTTCGAGTTCGTCAGGTTCGCGGCGTAGGCGATGACATCGGCCGCGCGCAGCGCCGACGAATTGGCCTCGGCCATGGTGGCCATCGGCAGCCGCATCGCCGTCATGACGTTGGTCAGCTTGTCGGCGGCTTCCTCGGTGTCGTAGTTGCCGGCGATCGCGAAGTCGATCGCGATTGGCAGGACACCCTCAACCTGCTCGTGGGTGAGACCCGCCTGGACGAGCTGGTTGTAGGCCTTGGCGATCTCGCCGGCATGACGCGGCGAGGTCTTGTTGATTTCCGAGATCAGGTCGGTGACGTTCTGACGGAACGCCTCCCGGGTCATCTCCGTCCCGTCCGCCAGATTGAAGACGTCGTTCTTGCCGAAGCGGCGGCCCTCGATTTCGTTGAGGGTGTCCTCCATGTCGTAGATGGTCTTGCCGGCCTTCCCGAGGCCCATGGCGATCGCGCCGCCGGCCACCGTGATGTCCCCGGCGCTGCGGCGGAACTCGCGGGCGGCATTGCCCACCGCGTTCACGGGCGCCATTGCCGCCTTCCCGGCCAGGCCAACCGCCGCGTTCACGCCGGTCAGGGCTGCGGTGATCGCCTGCGCCGGACCCGACACCTGGTCGACCAGGGTCAGGATGAGCTTAGCGGCCTTTGAAACCGACATGGAGGATCCTCGCTAGGTTTTCGACGCTCTGCTGCTGCGTCTGCGCGAAGATCTTCGTGGCCTGGGGATACCAGACCTCGACGAGTTCGGGGAACTCCATGTCGAGAAGATCGGCCCTGCTGAAGTGCAGGACGTGCGCGACTACCGCTGCGTATTCTGGCCAGTCTCGGAAAGCTGCCCGGCCGCCATCCGCAGTTTCCGCGGCAGAAAAGCCTGGACGGCCTCCTGCAGCTCGACGAAGTCGTCGCCGTCGAGCGCCTTGATGACCTCGCGCGGCGCGCCCGTCATGAGCACGGCGAGCGCCACCTCTTCCTCGTCTCCCTTCATGTTCGCCAGCGCGGAGAAGTCGCTCCCGCGCAGCCGCTTCAGGGTCAGGGTTTCGTAGACGGTGCCGTCGTAATCGACGGGGTACTCCAGCTCGAGGACGCTCTCGCGCTCCTTGCCGGGCCGCTCGACCAGGCGGGCCGGAGCCGGGGTCGGCTTGCTCGCCACCTCCGACTCCGCCTGCTTCTGTGCTTCCACCTTCGCGATCTCCTCGGGCCTCGCGGCCCTCACGACTGTGTTCATGATCCACTCTCCTTGTGGGGTTTGCCCGGCTGTCAGTAGCCGAGCGCTGCGTTGATGCCGGCGAGCTGGTTGACGCCGTTGACGATGCGCTTCGGCGGCCAGGCCTGAAGCTCATGGATGACCCGCGCGTCCGCCTCGTAGCGGAAGTAGCGGACGCCATTCACGACGAACTCCAGCCCGCTCTTCTCGCCGCGCTGCCAGCGATCGCGGGAGCCGCCGTTCGGGCTGCCCTCCACGATGCAGATGTGCGGGATGTAGAGGCCGGAGCCTTCCGACAGGACCGCGCCCCGGAAGGTGATGCGGGTCGTCTGGCCCGGTCCGAGCGCCAGGCGCCCCATGATGTCGGGGTTGTGCCCCGCCATCTTGACCGTGACCTCGAGCGCTTCGATGGCCGCCATCGGCTGGTTGACGCCGAGGTCCATGCCGCCGCCGCGGTATTCCTGCATGACGGGGGTGGGGATCGGCAGATCCACCTCTTCGGTGTCGATGCCGAAGTCCAGCCCGTCGAGGAACATGGTGAAGCCCTGCAGAATGTGCCGCATGGGTTTGGTCTCCTATTTGTGCGTGAGATCAGGCCGCGGGCAGAGCTGCGCTCGACAGGCGCGCGATCTCTCGGATCGCCTCCTGTGCCAGCTGCCCGTAGTAGCCGGTGTTGCGGTTGAACACGAAGGTGATGTGCTCGATCGGCGCCGGGCCCTCGGCGTCGTAGGACACGTAGAGGTGTCCGCTCGCCCAGGTCTCCTTCGTGTTGAGCACCGGGTCGAACCAGACGCGGCCGCCGAGCGTGGCGCCGAGCCCCTGCCAGCGGCGCAGCGCGCTGTTGACCGTCTCGGCGATGTCGACGAGCACCTGCAGGCCGAACGGCTTGTCGATGAACACCTCCGACGCCAGTTCGATCGAGTCCATGATGGCGTCATGCGCGCGCCGCACCGACCAGAACTGGCGAAGCGAATCCGACGACGGAACCCGCGAACCCCACAGCTTGAAGCCGCCGCTCGGCGAGCGGACGATGCAGGCCACGGCGTTCTTGTTGAGCAGCTGCGACTCCGCCGCGGGGTCGTTGATCGAATGCTCGATCGTCCGCGAGATCCCGACCACGCCCTCGACGACGTGGTTCGACGGCGAGAACCAGAAGCCCTCGCTGTAGTCGATCCGCGCCTGCAGGCCGGCCACGCGGGCCGATGCCGGCTGCGACACCACCGCGCCGGCCTTGAACACCTTCACCATCGGCTCGATGATCAGGAGCCGGTCGGTGTCGTAGTCCAGGCGGTCGGTGATGGCGGCCGATGCGCTGGTGGCCGGAGCATCCTTGATCACGCCGCCGCGGAAGCGGTTGGCGAGCGTCAGGAGCTCCATCGTGACCGGGTTGGCCACCGTGCCCACGGTCGCGGTCGCCGTCGCCCCGGTGCCGTCGCCGCCGGTGAGGGCGATCGTCGGCGCGGTCGTGTAGCCGGCACCCGGGTTGGTCAGCACCACCTCGGAAACCTTGCCGGTCTCGCTGTCGATGATCGCGACCGCCGTTGCTCCGAACCCGGTGGTGTCGCCCGCGCCGCGGGTGATGGTGACCGCCGGAGCCTCGGTGTAGCCGGAGCCGCCGTCGGAGACCGCGATCCCGGAGATGCCGTCGGTGGGCCGCTGGCTGGTGAAGCCCGGCGCGCAGAACAGCTTGGGCCGCAGGTTGTGCAGATCCGGTGCCCGGCGCAGCGCATGCAGGCCGGTGTAGCCGGTCGAGCTGCCGATGATGTTGGCCATCGTCTCGGTGATGTCCTCGCCTTCCTCGACGCGCACCACCAGGATGGTCTGCGAGACGCGGGTCGCCTGATCGAAGATGCCGTCGATCGCGTCCTTCAGCGTGCCGGTGTTACCCAGGCCCTGGACGGCGCCGTTGCTGCCGTAGACCGGGATCGGCGTGTTGAGCGGCCAGAGCGTGTCGTTGGCGTCCGGCGCGGTGCCGACCAGCCCGATGACGCCGGTGTCGATCGTCGAGACCGGGCGCGGCCCGTTGTTCTGCTCGATCGTTTCCACGCCGTGAAGATAGATGTCCATGTTGCTCTCCTATGAAGCTGGCCCGCCTGCGGGCGCGATGGGAGGAAAGAAAAAGGCCGCCGGTGAGGGCGGCCCTGGTTCGCAAGCTCCGTGACCTCAGGCCGCCAGCTTGCTCACGAGCGACACGAGAACCTTCCCGGTGGAAAGGCCGTACAGGGTGATGACGTCCCGCGCGTTCGGCGCGGTCGACAGCGATAGCCCGCCGCTTCCTCCGGCCACGAAGTAGGCCGAGTTCAACGAGAGCGTCCGCCCTCCCGTCGCGTCCTGCACAAGCTCCAGCACGGCCGTCTGCCCCTGCTTCAGGCCAGGAATGGCGTTGAAGGTGACGGCCCCCGCCATGGTGGCCCGGGCGTTCAGGAAGTTGCCGAAGTTGAGCGACACCAGGCCGCTCAGGTTGCCCAGGTTGACCGGCACCGCAGCGTCCCACACCCGGTCCGTGGTCAGCGCGTAGCCGACCGCCTTGCTCCGGAACTCTGCGATGGTTCCGATCTCGAGGAAGCCAGCTATGACGTCGGTGGCGTAGAGGTGGGTATGGTCGGCCGCGGCCTTGTTGGCGAGCGCAGCTGCCATGCTGGCGGCGAAGTTCGGATCGTTGCCGAGAGCCGCCGCCAGCTCGTTGAGCGTGTCCAGCGCCCCGGGGGCGCCGTTCACGAAGGCATCCAGCGCAGCCGAGATCGCCGCCGTCATCTCCGCAGTGGACGACACGCCCATCGCGCTCCTCATGGCGGCGTAGTCCGCTGCCGCCATGAACTCCTTCACGTTCGCCGACGTGCTGAAGTTGGCCGGGTTGAGGTAGTAGGCCCCGTTCTGGCCGTTCAGCAGCACCGAGTTCGGCGCGACGCCTTCGCTGATGAGCGAGATCTCCTCGAAGGCGGTGTCGATCGCCTGCTGAAGAGCCTCCAGCTGCGGCGTGATGTTCGCCTGGATGATGTCGAGCGCCGCCGACGTCCCTTCCTCGATCAACGACTCGAAGCTGGCCTCGAGGTTTTCGCGCTCGATGAGCCGCGCGTGGATCGAGCCGAAGATGCCGTTGAACAGGGTCGGCGTCATCTCCATCGTGGAGTCGACGGTGTAGCCGTTGTCAGGTGTGGGCGTATTCAACGATGCCCTCCCCATGCTCGGCGATGAGCGCCTTCAGCCAGGCGCCCTTCATCTCGATCTCGCTGCCGGGCCGGTACTTCATCGGCCCGCGCTCGACGACCCTGGTCAGCTTCACCCGGTAGATCGTCTCGTTGTCGTAGGTGGCCATGGGGTTCTCCCTCAGAGTGCGGCGATGAAGCAGTCCTGGATGAACGGCACGCTCACCACGTTCGAGGCCGTCATCTCCGGCCGCATGCGCGCACCAGTGGCGGCGGCGCCAAGCTCGAAGGTCGAGGTGAACGTCCGCCGCTCCGGCTCGTCGGGATCGATCTCGACCACCGTCGCTTCGGCAGTCAGCACCGTGGCGCCCACCATGAGCTTCGGCGTGAACGTGTGCTCGGCCGGGTTGAAGGCGTCGACCGTGAACTGCGTCACGATGGTCGTCGTGGACAGGCCGAACGCGATGTTGTCGCTCACCGCGACCATGTTGCCACGGTGGCGACCGCATCGGCCGCGCAGCGCTGTGTCGAGAATGACCATGGGCGCCAGGTCGACCGTGCCGACCATGACCAGCCGCAGCTCCACCAGCGCCGGCAGGCCGACGAGCGGATGCGTGCCGAGATCGGGGTGCTCCTCGAGCGTCGTCCACTCCGTTGCGCCCGACGGCTTGATCTCCCACTCGAGGGCCGTCCCGCCCGGCGCCCATGCCTTCATGACGAACTCGAGGTCGGTCATGCCGTTCTCGAGGGTCAGGTTGTTGAAGGGCACGACAGTCCGGACATCCCGGAATCGCGCGCCGTAGAGCCGGAACGCGATGTCGCTCGTGGCATCACCCTGTGCCCAGGCGCCGTCCGTCGCGTAGAAGCGCGACCCGCCGGTGAACTTGTTGCCGGTCGTGGCGTAGACCGCGTGGTTGCCGGTCGTCACCGTGAAGAAGGCGTACCGCTTGCCGGACTCCAGGAGCGTCAGCGGCAGCTCAAAGCGGTTCCAGCCGACCACCAGGCTGTTGCGCGCCACGGTGACGTGGCCGAGCACCTTGTCGAAGACCGGCATGCCGGAGGCGTTCGTCTCGCACACGAAGAGGTGCACGTCGCCCGCGGCGCCGACCGTCGCGAAGTTGAGCTCGATCGACGTCATGACCATGGGCTGGGAGACCAGAAACGTCTGGCCGTAGACGGAGCCGTTCACGCCCACGTCGCTGGTCTCGTAGTCCCAATAGGTCTCGGTCCACTCCTCCCGGATCACCTGCCTGACATAACGCCATTTGTTCGTGTGCTGCCCGGTGACCTCGCCATGCTTGGTGACGAGCTGGAACTCCTCGCCGTCCAGCGTGAACATTTCGCCGACCCGGAGTCCGGCCGTCACCTGAGCCCAATACCGGCTGTTGGTGCAGACCTTCTTCACCGTCCCGTACCGGATGGCGGTCCGCGACACGGTGCGCTCGGTGGCGGTCACCACGGTGTGCACCTGCTGGGAGATGTTCAGCGTGGCGTCGGTGCCGATGTTGGCGATGCGCAGCGCCTCGTCATAGGCAGGCACCATGCGGCGCCCGGCCTTGATCATGATCTTCGGGTCGTCCTCGTTGAGGACCGTCAGCTGCTGGATGCTCTCGTTCGCGTAGGAGAAGCGGATCCCCTCGCGGACGCGGGCCAGCCAGCTCGCATGAGCCGTGTCCCAGATGTCGTAGGTGAGGCCGGCGTCGAAGACGTAGGCTCGCTGCTCGTCCGGCAGCGCCAGGATCCGGCGCGTGGCGCCGATGTCCCGCTGCATCTGCCGGATGATCGTCGGGTTCGGGATGTCCGACAGGCGCGACGCGATGTTGGCGATGTCGGTTTCGATCGACGTGGTGCGCCGGAACAGCGAGTCGAGGTTGATCTCGAGCGCGGTGACCCGGCCCTCGACTTCGTAGAGGCTCTTAACGCGCCAGCCTTCGCCCGGCTCGATCAGCGTCACGCCGGTGGACCGGAGCAGCACCATGGCGATGACCGCGTCGGTCTCGGCGATGACCGGCTTCAGCGCCGGTGCCGGCGTCGCGTTGCCCTGCTGCACGACGACGTTCACCCGGCGCTCGATCGTCTTCGGCGTCTGGCGGTTCACCACCACGCTGGTTTCCGGGTCCTCCGACGTCTCGAAATTCCGGGCGGAATTGACCGTCACCTCCTCGCCGCGCAGCACCAGCGCAACCCAGCGCTCGTCATTTGAGATGATCGGGATGTAGATCTGCAGGTTGAGGTCGAACGAAGCGTCCTGCCCGAAGATCTTCTCGCGCGTCACGTAGCGGCCGGCGGAGATCGTGACCTCCTGTGCCGACTTCTGCGCGACCGTGAACGCGGCCCAATGCGCCGGGTAGCCGATGGCATCGTTGATGACCGCGTCGAGCGCGCGCTGGCTGTTCTCGCCGATGGCGTTGAAGTCGCCGTGCTCCGCGATCTCTGCGTCGTCGAAAAGGACTCTCTTCATCGTGTTCTCTCAGGTTTAGAGGCGCGGCCGGTCGATGAACTCGCCGAACCGGATGGAGCCGAACGGCAGCCCGTCACCGAACCGGGCGCGTCGGCGCCAGGCGAAGTTGAGACTGGTCAGCGTCTCGGGGGCCTTGGCGACGACGGTCGTCATGCGGGCGCGCCGCAGGGGCTCGAGCGACACGCGGGTGAAGGCTCTGCGGCCGAGGGCCGCCCGGCCGATGCGGAACGGGTTGGCCGGCGCCACGAGGGGGACCTTGACCAGATAGTGCGCGGTCATCGGCTTGTGGCCGATCGGGCGCACCGCGATCGCCGATCTCCCCATGGCGAAGCGCGCGGGGTGCGCGATCAGCCAGGTGATCTCGGCGTCGACGAAGCTGAGGAACCGGATGAGGCCTTCGCGCGTGCCCTTCAGGGCGGCCAGCTCGACCGCCTGCTGCACCATCGCGCGCTTCCGCTCGTCCGTCCAATCGTTGAACCACAGGTCGACGCTCTCATGCGCCGCCAGGAACGGCAGAAACCCCAGCGGCGACGTAGCCGGATTGATTATCTCCGCGATCGGCACCGGCAGCGTGTCCGTCATCGCGTCGGCCGTGGCCAGGACGAACGGCTTGGCGATGCCCGGCAGGATGTCGCGCACGCCGGTCATGACTGCACCTCAACGTTGATGACGACACCGGTGCAGACCGGCGCCCGATACGGCTCAGCCGGGATGTCCTGCGCAGGGGCGATGTGCACCACGTCGATGACGCTCGGGCCGAATGCCGCTCCCGCGATCAGGTCTCTCGGCACGCCGGCACCGATCAGCATGCGCGATTTCGCAACCGCGTTGACCCGGGCCAGCGCCTCCTGGCGGACCAGCTCCGCATCAGGTCCCGACGGGACGATGATGGTCTGCTGGATCGAATACGTGGTCCGCTGCGCCGGCAGCGCCGCGACACCCACGGCCTCCGGCTTGACGTGCGCCTGGGTGATGGCCGCCTGCACGGTGGCCAGCTCCTCCGAGGTCGCCACCGCGCCGCCAGCGCCGAGGATGACGACGTCGGTGTCCCCTACCCGGCCATGCACGGCGCGGCCATTGACACGGATGTCATGCAGCCCGGGCGCCGCGGTCCACGCCTCGTAGAGGTATCGCGCGACCGACCCTGCGGACGGGCGGTCGAAGGAAAGCAGGTAGCGCCGCAGCAGCGCGGCGTCGCTTTCCATCACGGCCGGATCCTGTTCGGTCGCCGGCACCAGCGTGAGGCGCTGGATGCCCTGCCGCGCAGCGACGTTGTCGAGATCGGCACCCTTCGCCATCGGCGCGAGAACCGACTTCACGGCGTCGTTGACGCGGGCTCGGTCGAGCATCCGCAGGAACGACCATGCCTCGCCCAGCACCACGACCGGGTCGGTCTCGAGGCTGCCGACGTTGTAGACCGGGAGGTCCGGGAACGCGATCCGCAGCGCGTTCCACGACTCCTCGAACCGGCCCTGGAATGCCTCGAACAGTTCCTCGAAGGAGAGCTTTTCGATCGCGTCCGGGAACGGCAGGCGAGAAAGATCGATCGTCGTCTGGCTGTCCATCAGAACTTCTCGATGCTGAGTCCGTCGGCAGCCTGCGTCACAGCGTAGGCGACCTGTCGTTCGGACGGGTTGCTGTAGTCGCCGAGGTGCCCGCGCTCGAAGAAGACGCCGCTGAGCAGCAGCGTCACGCGGCCGGGAGTCGCGGCGTCCAGGGACGTCCTCAGGAGAACGAACCCGGGCTCGCCATACTGCCGGCCCTCGACCATCCTTGGCTCGAGCGCCTGCGCGGTCGCCATGTAGATGTCCATGACCGTCTCCTCGTTCTGAGGGCGGTCGATGATCCGCGGCAGGTCAGACCCGAACAGGCGCCGCTGCACCCGCTCGCCGAACTCGGTGTGCAGGATCTCGGTGATGCTCTGGACGCAGTGCTCCCAGCCGTATAGCAGCCGGCCCGTCCTTGCGTCGAGGCCGACCCGCGACATTACTCGCCGTCCTTGCCGGCCGCGGCCGCGCGCTCCTTGACCTTGGCCTTCGCCTGCTTGGCAGCCTCGGCCGGCCTGGTCTCACCGATCTGGCCGGCCCGGAGCAGGTACTCCGCCTCGGCTTCGGTGAGATCGATCCGCGCGCCCACCTCGCGGTAGGTGCCTTCGATGAAGCCCTCGACGAGAGCGTAATAGGCCTTCTTCATGCTGGTCTCCTTCAGGGATTGGGCGGATCGGTATTGGCGCCGCCGCGGGTAATTCCGCCGTGGGTGTGGGTCGTGCCGACGTCCAGGCCGTCGTGCTCCATTCGGCCGCCGGTCTGCTTGAAGCCGGCGGACGTGAGTTCGAACTTCGCGCCGCCGGTCTCGATCGTGAGGCCGTCGCCGGTGAAGGTGAGCACCGCGCTGCCGATCGTGATCCGCTTCTCGGCGCCCTTGTCGTGCGGCTGCGACACCTCGTCGGTGTAGCCGCCTGGCATCGCGAAGCTGCGCGACACGTCTCCGGAGGGAGAGATCAGCACCACCCGCTGGCCGACGGCCATGGGCGTCCATTCGTTGACCTCGCCCGCCTGCTGCATCATCGGCACGTAGCCCGTCTCGATGCCGTGGGCGTCGACCCGGACCGTGCCCTTGGCATTGTCGACCTCCACGATCCTGCCCTCCCGCACGACATTGTTGACGCGGGCGTCGAGCCGGGCGGCCTTGCGCTCCAGCGCCTCGATGCGATCGATCAAGCGCATGAGCGCGTAGCCGGGGTTCGTCACGGGAACGGCCCTCCCTGCGGGTTGAGGAAGGTCAGCGTCGGACCGATCACGGTCAGCGGCGAGGTCGGCCCGCCCAGCACTTCGACGACGCGACGCGGATAGCCGAAGGCGTTGCGGACCTGGCGGTCCGGCGGCCATGAGGCAGGTTCGGTCAGCATCAGCCGGATGTCGTCGACCCGCTCCGCATAGTCGGGCTGGGACTCGAGGCGATCGAGGAACGCAGCCACTTCGGTCGGGATCGTTCCCAGGACCGGATCGCGCAGCGCCTTGGTTTCCAGCGTGATCTGGCGCGCCGCGAGCCGAAGGCCGCCTTCCACCGATGCGCCGCGGCGGCTGATCACCGCCTCATAGCTCGGGCACAGGTAGGAGAAGCAGTCGGACGCCTCGTTGCCGGCGGCGAGCGCCCGGTAGATCTGCGTCTCGAAGACGTCGAGCGAGGTTTCGATCTCGCTGTCGGTCTCGGGGCAATCGAGCTGGTAGGTGGCGCTGTCGCCGCCGACCTTCTGAGCGGTGACCACCAGCAGCTCGAGGGTCAGGGTCAGCAGCCGGGGCTGATGGACCTTGCTCCCCTTGTTCCAGTGGTCCTTGTCGTAGTCGGTGTAGACGACGCAGGTCGGGAACGCCCGGTCGAAGCTGGTGTCGTCGACCGGCTCGATCTTGGAGTCGAAGACGTTCGGACCCGCGATCGTCGGCCAGGGCTCCACGAGGAAGTTGTTGAGCGCCGACACGGCGGCGAGCCGCGTCAGCAGACGGTTCATGCTCATGCCTGGGGACCTCGCTGGATGAGCTTCATCCGCAGCCGCGTGACGCCGTCGCGCTCCACGCTCATCACCTCGTACTCGGGATGGTCGGGACGCCTCGGCAGGCGGATGCGGTCGGACTGGCGCGGCTCGTTCGCGAGGCCGCCGAAATGCTTGCGGTCGACGGAGATGTAGGGTTCGCGCGCATAGGTCAGCGCTCGCAGGTCGTTCGCCTCGCGGTAGGATTTGCGCACGCCAAGCTGGATGCCGAGCTGCTTCGACGGGTTGGTGAAGACGCCGCTCACGGTCAGGATCTGGCGGTCCGGATCCTGTCCGCCGCGGCCGTTCGGGGTCGATCGCCAGGGGATCAGGACGATCGGCTCGGCGAAGACCTCGTCGATGGCCGGCTCAACCAACCTCGCCATGTAGTCCTCGAAGCGGGTTACAGCCATCGACGTGTCTCCTGGTGTTGTCGGGGTTGGCTCAGGCCTTGGGGTTGTTGGGGTCCTTGCCGTCGCCGCCCTCGCCTTCCTTCGGCTGGCTGCCGCCCTTGCCGGCGGTCACGACTTCCTTGGCCGTTTCGGGGACGTGTTCGACCGCGCCGAAGCGCTTGATGATCGAGTCGGCTTCTTCCGCCGGAAGCTTGATGGGCGTGCCCGGCTCCACGGCTTCGCCGCCCTTCTCGAGAACGAGCGAAATCGGCGCGACGATGGTCTTGAACTTGCTGGCCATGATGGCTCTCCTCACGAATGAAAATGGGCCGCGCTGGTAAGGCGCGGCCCGCTGCGGGATAGCTCGCTCAGCGCACGGTGGCGCAGAACGAAGCCTCGATGTTGGCCGGCACCGGGAGCGGGGCCGACTGCGTCATGAGCATGGCGACGGAGGGGTCCTTCTCCTCCCACATCTTAGGGAAGCGCTCCATGGCCTGCAGGCCCTCGAGGTCCTGGATCGCGCCGTAGCAGGCATGACCCTCGATACCGGCCGAGCCCATGATGACGGTGTTGTCCGGCATGAACTTCTGCATCGCACCGTTGTCGGCCTGATAGATGGCCTGGTACTGCCAGAACTCGAACTGACCGATCGACCCGATGAACACCGCCTCGAGGCCGGGCGTGCCGCCGGTGGCCTGGCCGGCCAGCTCGAACGAACCGGAAACCTGGCGACGGTTGTCGAGGATCTTCTGCAGCTGCTCGTTCGCGAGGAACAGGCCGGCCGCCTTCGGGTCGAAGATCACCCTGCCCGGGTGCGTGCCGGAGCTGACGTGCACGAGCTCCGCCCACGCCTTGATGTCGTCGAGCGGGTTGACGCCGGTCTCGCCCCAGCGCGCGGTGCCGGCGAGCACCACGGTCTGGTTGGCCGGCCGGGCGAAGTCGACCTCCATGCGCGGGTACTCCGGCGACTCCACGATCACCTTGCCGGTGCGCAGGATCTCGACCGCCATCTGCTCCTCGCGGCGGGCGATCATGTCGAGCTGGTCCTGGAACTCCTGGACGACGATGCGGTTGAAGCGCTCCTCGCGGGAGAGGCTGCCGAGCGGCGCCTCGCCGGGCCGGCGCTTGATCACCGCACCCGGGTTCACCGGCGCCTTCGGCTTCACATAAGCCGGGCGGAAGGTCTTCGCCGTGCCGCCGCGCAGCGCGTGGACCTTGCCGGGAATGTGCGGCGAGACGTAGGGCGCGATGCGGCGCGAGGACTTGATCTTGTCGAACATGATCTCCTCGGACTCGAACGTGATGCGCGAGGTGCCGAAGAAGAGGTTGAACAGGAACTGGCTGGGGGCGTCGAAGGCCTCGCTCATCCCAACGAGTTCAAGGGTATCGAAGAGTTCCATCGTGAAGTGCTCCTGTTGAGATGGCCGAGGCCGTCGATGGATTGAAGGGGGCTGCCGATCAGGGCAGGACGCGGACGAACATCGGCGTCGCGGCGTCGCGGAACGCGGCGTTCACCGAGGCGGCACTGTGGCCGGCGCCGTAGGTGAGCTTCGCGTCGTTGAACTCGCCCGTGAAATAGGCCGTGGTGGCCTTGTCGCCGCCGCTCGCATCGCAGTCGATCGCGAGCACGGCGGTCGGCACCTCGGAGCCGTCCGCGGCCGCACCGAGGCTGAGCAGGAACTTGTCGTTCCCGTCCATGCCGATCACGGCGCCGCGCTTCAGGTTCTGGCCCGACTTCAGGGTGATCGTCCGGGTCGCCACCGGGAAGTCTCCGGCGAGCAGACCATTGGGGTCGTAGGTTGCATTCTGCATTTTCGGTGCTCCGATGAGAGTTGCGGGGAGGAGCCGGCCGTCAGGCCGACTTCTTGCCCATGGCCTGTAGGGCGATCAGCTTGCCGCGCTCCCGCGCGTCGGTCGGCTGATCCTTGGTGGTCGACAGCGGCGCACCGGTGCCCGGGGCCGGCTCGTTCTTCATCTGCGAAGAGAGCGAACCGCCCGTGCTGCCGTCGAGAGCAGCGACAGCCATGGCGGCCGCGGCGTCTTCCGGCGACATCGACGTCTTGAACGCCAGGTGGCGAGCCAGCTGCGCGCGGCCCTTGGCGTTCTCGTGGTCGAGGATGGCGGCGATGCGCGTGGTCGCCTCGGTCATGCCGGCGGCCTTCGCGGCCTCGGCGCCGAGCGCCTTGCCCTCTTCCAGGCCCGCAGCCTTGCCGGCGGCGAACCCCTCGTCACGGGCCGCCTTCACGGCGGCGTCGTGCGTTGCCTGGGGGATGCCCTTGGGCTCGTCGTTGGCCTTCGGGTCCGTCTGAGTTTCGGTCGACATGGAATACCTCCTCGAGGGGGTTGTGCGCTGTGAGGCGCTGGTGAGCTGCCGGAGAACGGCGTCGAACGTGCCGACGCGATCGGCGAGGCCGGCAGCGACAGCGTCCTCTCCGATGAAGGTGCGGGCACGCTGGCCCCTGATCGCCTCGCTGGTGAGGATCGGGCGGTGGTCCATGACGAGCTTGACGAAGCCGTCCATGATCTTGTCCGCCTTGGCCCGCATGAAGCCGATGTCGTCTTCGGTCAGGGGGGCGAAGGGGTGCCCCCTCGCCTTGTCCAGACCGTCGGAGTTCGTGATCACCGTCGCCTTCACGCCGGCCTTGGCCGCGCGCTCCGACTGGTCGAAGTGGACCATGACGACGCCGATCGAGCCGGCGATGCCGGATTCCGTGACGACGATCTCGTTCGCCGACGTTGCGAGCCCGTAGGCTGCGCTGGCGCCGATCGAGTTGATGACCGCCACGATCTTCTTGCCGCCGGCTACCTCCCGGATTCCCCGCGAGGTGTCCGACATGCCGAAGGCCTCGCCACCGGGCGAGTTGATGTCGAGCAGGATCGTCTCGACATCGCCGTCGGACGCCGCCGCCCTGACCTGCTGGAGGATGCCCTCGTAGGAGGTCAGGCCGGACGAGGCGCCGAGCCAGGCGCCGCGGTTCACCAGCTCGCCGGTGATCGAGATGATCCCGACCGGGCCCTCGCGACGATAGCCGCGGTATGCGCCGGTGTTCGGATCGATGACCGGGCGGCCGGCGAAGCGGTTCGCTTCCGGCCGCACGCCCTCCATCCGGGATCGGACGTAGGCGCCGATCGTCTCGGCGACGTCCGGCATGACGAGCAGCGGCGTGTTGAACACATGCTGCGCGACACGCACGTACTGGTAGTCGTCGCCGGCCATGAACTCGATCGGCTCACCGCTGGCGTAAGCCAGGCCTTCGGTGCTCATGCGGCACTCCTTCTCTCTTCCGGCGGCTCGCGCTCTTCCGGTGCTCCGCCATCCTCGAAGGTCAGGCCGAGCGTCTTCATTTCCTCGCGTTCGCGGGCGATCTGTCGGAAGTTCTCCTGGTAATCGATGCCCTGCTCCGCGCACTCGCGCTCGTAGGACGACAGGCCGGACTTGATCCGGGCGACGGCGGCGTTCGCCTCCTTCACCGGGTCCACCCAGCCGCGGGCCGGGCCGATCCACTTCGCCTTGGTCCAGGCGCCGACAGCCTCGCGGAACGCCGGGGCGCCCCGCGGGATCTTGACCACCCGCCGGTCGATCGCCTCCTCCAGCCAGGCGCCGTAGATCGGCTGCATGAAGGTGCGGGCGAAGTAGTCCTTCCGGGCGGTGAGGCCGCGCCAAACCTCGAGCAGCGCGGCCCGGGCAGACGAATAGTTCGACTGCGACCAGTCCATCGACAGCTGCTCGTAGGACAGACCCGCCGCCGACGCGACGTTGCGCAGGGCGGTGCGTTCGAACTGCTCGAACACCGAGTTCGGGTGCCGGGGGTTCAGGAACTCCGCCTTGTCGCCGGGCGCCAGGAAGTTGAGCTGGACGCCGTCGAGGTTGATCGGCGCCTCGCCGTACATGTCGAGCCGCATCTGCTGATGCGGGGTCAGCTCGTCCATCTTGCCGACGCCGCCAGCCACGAGATCCTGGTCGTAGGGCGTGGTGATGAAGGCAGCGAGCACCGCGTTGAGAACCGAAGCCTGCAGCTCCGCTTCGTCGTAGCGGCCGAGCATCCGCAGCTTCTTCACCACCGGCGCCAGGAGCGGAACGCCCCTGACCTGCCCTGCCTCCGTGGCCTCGAAGGCGTGGACCACGATGGGCCGGCCGAAGGAGGTCTCCCTCGGCACGTAGACGGTCTTGCGCGTCAGCGTCGCCGCCATCATCGGCGTCTCGCCGGGATGCGCCACCAGGAAGTGGTAGCCGATCGGCTCGCCGTGCGGCCCGAGTTCGACGCCGGACCGGACCCCTTGTCCCTCGATGCGGCCCATGGGGGTCATGCATCGGTCGGGGTGGATGATCTCGATCGTCGTCGCGTAGAGCCGTTCCGGCTTCCAGTGCAGCACCGCGAAGGCCTCGCCGTCGGCGAGCCGGTGGCGGTAGCCGAGCGCGATCAGGCCGCCGAGATACTGCCGGCGCTGGAGATCGCAGAAGAAGCGCGGGTCCTCCGCGTATTCCTCGAACGCCGCCTCGATCTCGTCCGCCAGGTCGTCGGCGGCCGACTGCTCGATGCCGAGCCGGCGGGCGTTCGGCTTGGCAGACAGGCGCCAGCCGGCACCGATCGCCGAATCGATGTTGCGCGACAGCGAGGCAGATGCCCAGCCGTCGTTGCGTGCCAGGTCGTGGATGCGCGACACGAGCGCCGGCCGGCTGCCGTGGATGGCTTCGGCCGGGGAGTAGTTCCGCGGCGTCCACCGGGCGAGATCCGGATGGCTGGCGGATGCTCCCGTGAAGGCACGAGACCTCGCGCTCAGCATGGGGTTGCCATGCCGGTCAATGATTGTCGGCGTCTTCATGAGACCTCTCAGAAATAGACGGTGCGTGACCGTCCGCGGTTCAGGATGCCGAGCGCGGCCTCCAGCTCCTGGATCCACTTCAGCAGGGCACCCGAATCCGTGGGGTGGAAACGGGTGAGCCTGTCCTCGGTCCTGACCTCCTGGACGGTGCCGCGCGTCGTGAGGACGTGGTAGGCGAGCCGGGCCTCCTTCAGGAGTTCCCGGAGCTCGTCATCCGTGTACAACGCCTTCAGGCTGCTCACAGCGCCTCTCCTCGTCTCCGGTTGAGCCGCGCCAGGGATGACGCGACCGACTGCTTGGCGATCGTCTGCTTCGGTTGCGGCGCCGGCCGATCGGGCGGCGGCTCGGGGCCGTCGTCCTCCTCGTCGTCCGCGGGTTCGTTGCTCGAGCCGGGGCGCTCGTCCCGGCGGCTCACCAGGCGCTGGACGCCGAGCATGTAGGCTGCGGCATAGGCCAGGGCTTCGGCGTCGAGGTAGTGGTTCCGCTTGGTGCGCGGCACCCACGACACCTTGCCGTTCGGCTTCTTCACCCGGACTTCCGAGACGATCTGCCGGCAGTAGTCCTCGTCGACCTCCTGGTGCAGGTGCCAAGCGCCGGGCTCGCCGACGGGCCATGAGACCCGCTGGTGCACCCACGACTTGAAGAAGTCCGAGTCCAGATGCACCAGGTCGAGGCCGTACTTCGACTTGCCGCCGCGGGCGGTGACGTCGATCTTCGAGACCGACAGCGGCGTCTTGCGCTGGTCCTTGCCCTTCGTGGCATAGGCGACGCGCGCGTACCGGCGGCAGAACTCGTAGACCATGTGCACCGGCACGGTGTCAGGCTTGCCCGGGCGGAAGCCGGAGTCGACGAACACGCGCTTGATGTGCATGCCGCCGAACTTCTGCTCGAGGTAGTCGGCCAGATCGAACCAGACCCCCTCGTACTCCGTCTCGCCCCAAATCTCGCCGTGGTCGAGGAGCCAGCTTTCCTGCCGGTAGCCCCAGCCGCGAACGACGTAGACCAGGCGATCGGCCTGCACGTCGACACCGGCCGTGATGAACAGGACGCCGTCGGGCAGCTCCATGCGCAGGTAGGGCAGCTTCAGGTCGACGATCGCCGACCACTCCGGCAGGTCGCCGGTGGCGGGCGCGTAGAGCTCGCCGAAGCCCTGGTTCTTGGCCGCCTTGATGTCGTCGGCGCTGCCCGACCGGACCGCTTCGACGTACCGCGCGGCGCGTTCGCCCCATGACACGAAGGGCGAGCACAGCCCGGACACCCAATAGCTGAGCGTCCAGCTCTCCGGCGGCAGACCGCGCACCGTGCCGTCCTTGTCGATCGACTGCCCGGGCGCCACGTAGACGCCGCGGTTGTTCATCCACTCCTTCACCGTCTCGGTCGAGCCTTCGACCGTGTCGGTGTCGTGGAGCAGCGAGCCGCAGTTCGGGCAGGCGACATAGGCGGTGCGCTTGGCCAGCACCGGGTTGGACGGCAGCTCCCGTCCGCCGGCATCCCGGGGCTTCTCCCAGCCGAGGCAGGCGAAGCGCGGAATGAAATACTCCTCGCACTCCGGGCACGGCCACGCCCAATGATACCGGGTGCCCGTGAGCCAGAGCCGCCAGATGGTGGACTGGATTTCCTGCGGATCGCTGTCGGCCCAGAACTCGAGCCCGGTCTCCGGATCTTTCTCCACTTCCGCCACCCCCTCGCTCGGCGTCGACGTGATCGCGTGCACGAAGTCGGCATAGGAATCGCCGCGGGCGTCGCCCAGGACGATCGGGCTGCCGGCGCCGCGGACGTTGGACATCAGCTCGTCGGCCTCGTCGGTCAGCACCAGGCCGGCGGGATCCGACTTCAGCGCCGTCGAGGATCCGCCGTGCGCCAGGCGCAAGGGGACGCCGTTGACGAACTTGCGGGTCTTCTTCTGCAGGTAGCCCGGGGCCATCAGCGACCGCAGCGACGTGCTGGTCAGCAGATCGTCGATGCGCGGCTCCAGCTGCTCGGTGAGCATCTGCTTCGAGGGACCGATGAAGAGCGTCGGGACCGGGGACGTGTCCAGGCGCTCGCCGAGAATGTCGAGGATCGATTCCGTCTTGCCGGACTGCGCCGACACGACCATCACGCACCGCTTGTGCGTCCGGCCATGCACCGCCAGCTGGAACGGCACCATGTACGGGGTCAGGTGCGGGTTGCGGGGACCGGGCCGGCCGGCCGTGCTCGGATACGAGCGGTTCTTCTTCGCCCACTCAGGCGGCGTCGTCCTCGCTCTCGGGGTCAAGAGCTGCACCACCCGTCCGTAGAGCTTCGCGCTTTTCGGCGAAACGATCGGCGAGCCGCTGGCGCTCGGTGTCGAAGATGCCATCCAACCTCTGCCGTTCTCGCGGCACTCCTGTGATTTGCGCGGGCAGCCCGTTGAGCGACGACACGAACATGCCCGTGACCTGGTCGATGACGCCAAGCGCCTCGTCGAGGTCGATCAGCGCCCGGTCCTTCCGCAGCCTGTTGAGCTGGATCTCCTTGGCCTTCTCGTCGCGCAGGCGATCGAGGCTGATCGAGCCCGTGTTCTTCTCGGCGCCCTGCTTCAGGAACACCGAATAGGCCTGCACCACCTCGCCCAGCTTGAACCGGCCGCGCGAGACCTGGGGCACGATGCCGTCGGTCACCATCTTGCTCAGCCACCGCGGCGTCACGCCGAGCACCGCCGCCATGTCCTGGGTGGATGCCAGCGTGTCGGCGAGCGGCGTCTTCGACTTGGCCGCCTTCCTCGGCGGCGCCTTGCTGGCCTTGGCCATCAGAACCTCATCAGCTTGGTGAGACGCTTCCCGACGTGGATCTCGAGGAGCTTCGGCCCCTCGGCCAGGAAGATGGCGAGCGAATCGTCCTTCGGGATTTCCTTCATCAGCGAAGGACCGAACAGCGTGCGGACCTTGCCGTACCGGGCGCCAGACGGCGCGAACTTGCCGTCACCGGTGCGCGGCTGCCCAACCTTGCGGCCGAAGGTCCAGAATGCCTTCGGCGCGCGGCCGGATGTCCCCGCCGATGCCGGCCGCAGCGCATAGAAGCCGCCGTTCGTTCCGACGAACGACCGCTTGAAGACGCGAGGGTTGTTCCAGACGCCCGACTTCACGACGCCGGTGTCGAACGCCGTCCGGCCGGCATTCAGCTGGATCGCCGGGCGGCCGCCGCTCTTCAGGGCGCTGAGCCCCTTGTAGTTCTCGATCTTCGACCCGCCCTTGATGCCGTAGATCTCGTAGCTCAGGTCCGCCTTCTTCGGCACGCCGCGGGTGCCGGCGACCACGTAGCTGCTGTAGTTGCCAGGCTTAAGCGCCATCTGGTTCTTCACCGCGCGCTGCACCTTGGTCTTCACCCTGCGGCCGGCGTCGATCACGCCTCGGTGCAGCTCCATGCGTCCCTGGTGCGTCGCCATCACCTTCGAGACGCCCTGGAATTTCATGATCAGGTGCAGGTTCGTGCCGCTTCTCACGATGCGCATGGGCGCCCTCCTGCCTGTTTCAGAATTTCATTCCACGGATTGCCACCGTCCACCGCGGTTTGCGCAAAACGATTTCTATCGGCGCGTGCTAGTCTGCGGAATTTTTTCCTCGAGAACCGAGAGGCGACCAAGGGATGTCCCGTTCCCCTGGCCGCCTCGATCGGGAGGCCGCCTGCCAGATCGCAGGGGCCTCTGCCCCGGGTGCTGCGTCTGAGCGCGCTCCCAGGAATTTCGGAATCGGAACCGGTGAATAAAATCGACCGGACCCTCTCAAAGACTGCGCTGCCGCCGCCCCGCGGAGGCCCCCCTCCCGGGAAGGACCCGTATGTTTCACGGATGTTTCACGTTCAACCCATTGATTTTGCATAGTTTCTCGCGTTTGCCGTCATCCGACGGGCGGGCATACCGGCTCGACCGGCGGGAGCGGACCGGGCGCAAGCCATTGAATTGAATGGCTTTTTTATCGATTGGCGGACCGGGCGGGTCGAACGGGTCGAGCGGACGGGGCGTGGCGGACAG